TGACCTTGACCGTCAAATCGGCACGCACTTGCTGGATATCCGAGCGAAGGCTTAAATAGCTCGTGATCGCACCCCCGCCTATGGTCACCAAGATGACGGCGGCCTGAAGCAGGTGCCCGAAATTGATTTCCGGACTGAACCTTGGCCATAGTCGTTTGTCGTCGGTCATCTGCCCCGCCCGACAATCCGGATGCCGCCAGGTCCGAAGCTCAGCGTCTTGGTCTCGCCGGCGACGTGCAGGCTGCATTCACCAGTGGTCTCGTCGGCGGTGACGATTTCGCCAGGGACATCGGTGTAGTTGTCGGTGCGAACGATCTTCCAGCGGCGCTTGTCTTCGCTGCTGTGCCACGATTCGAGCTTCAAGGGCGCCTCTTTCTGACTGGGGTGGTTCCAAAGAGCGTGTCGCCTACTGCGATCCGACAAGGGTCCAGGCGAGGTTGGCCAATGTCGCGTCGGGCGAAGCCGGCGCCACGACGGTCAAAATGTCGCCCGCCATGAAGGTTGTCGCCGAAGCCATCGTAAACGTCGCAGTTGTTGCACCGGCGGTGAAGACCATGGTTCCGACACTTGAGCCGTTCTTTCGGATGCTGTAGGTCGTGGTCGCTGTAGCGCCTACCCCGGCAGTTCCCTGGCTGACGGTTAGCCCGGCCGGGAACATAACGGTGCCCGCAAAGACGTAGCGCTGGACGACGAGGTTGGCCGTCGCCGGGCCGGTGAAGGAACCACTGACCGTGGTCGCGACCGACGCTTTGCCGGAGCCGGTAACCGTGTAGGTACACGCCGGCACTGAGGCGAGGCTCTGTGCACCACCGCCGACGATATTGGTACACGGAAATTTTAGATAGACGGTCTGACCGATCAGAGTCGAAGGGTACGGAAAGCGGCCGATCGACTGGTCGATCCGCGCGAATTGCGTCCCAACGGGATGACTCGCCGCGGTCGTGCCATAGGCGCCGCGGTAGAGAGTCGAAAGATTGTAGTGATAGGCGCTCGCCAGGCTCGCAGACTGATAGGCAAAAAGCTCACCGCCCGCATAGCACAGGGTGACGAGGTTCGCTGCATCGGTGGCGGAGACCGAGAACAGCTGACCGCGGCTCTCGGTCAAATCGACCGAACACGTGTCGGTGGTATCCGGACTGCCGCCGCTGTTGCCGATGGTCGCGGCCAAAACACCCTGTACCGCCGGGCCAGAGACCGTGCCTGCAAAGGCATAAGAATTACCGTGGCTCGAGATCCAGACCTGCGCGCCACCCCAATTTGGGCCGCCCGACAGTGCGACCCAGATTTCGAGATCGCCCGACAGTAACGCCGCCGGCGGCTCGAAAATCAGCGGGGTGTTGACATCGCCTGGCGGAGCACTCCAGTTCGGCACGAACCCGCCGACCGCGCCGCCACTCGCCTGCTTCACAGCTGGAGCCGCAGTGCCGCCGCCCAACCCGAGGATCGAGGGTGAGGCGGATGGCGAATAATTGCCCGGCGGGTAGAGCACGGTCGGCGAATAGGCGCCGAAGAAATCTTCAGCGGAGATCGACAGCATGCCTTCGTCGTCTTCCTCGACGGCCGTGATCCGCACTGTCAGGGCGCTGACACCAAGCCGCGAATCGGTGATCTGCACCAGGTCCATCGGCTCCAACAAAATGTATTTCCAGCCGAGCTTAAAGGTGTAGGTGTTGCGGTAGAGCAGCTGGCGCTGCAACAACAGCTGGGCGACCATGCTGCCTACATAGAGTGGGTCGGTGATCAAGCGCGCCTTGGTACTCGTATCACGCCGCACCCCGTAGACGTCGATTGAACCTTGGTCGAAAGCCTCGGCGACCGCTGTGTTGTAGTTGTTCTGTCGATCGAGACACTCGACCTCGATCATGTTGTTGGCATCGGCGGGGGTCGACCGGACGACATGCAGGGGATCGTCGGTGAAGCCGCCAGTAATTGGCATGGCGCCGGAACGCAACGCGGGACCGCCGGGCGTTACGCCGAGGTTGATCCCGACACTCGATTCCTGAACGATGTAGTCGTCCTCGCCTAGACTGAAGACCGGCCCGCCGATCGAAAAGCCTCGATACACCTGGTTTCTCACTTTGGTGATCGCGATCGGGTCGACGACATGGGCGACGATCCGCGTCGCCCCATCGTCACCGACTTTGGCCTCCAGCGTCGTTCCAGCGGCTGAGAGCTGGTGCATCTCTCGCAATGCCGGAAAACGCATGTAGTCCGGCATCGCCGCGCGCATCGCCTCAGCCCGAACGATCTCACCCTGGTCGTCCACCACTTCCGACGACGCGATCCCGTGTACCCGCACGGTTCCGTCGTCTTGAGGCTCGACCTTCTGGATTGCGCCATAGAGCCGCATGATCAATATCCTGCTAATGAGTCGCGTTAGCTGGTCATTGTGCCGGTGGCTCCCGATAAAGCGAACCGGTAATAGATCCCTGATCGCCCGGCGGGGCTGGCGCCGGCTGCGAAAGTGTCGGGAGCGGCCGGCCTACTACCTGTGCCAGTATCTTAATTGCTCCAAACACCTGATCCGTCGCCCCCGAATTGTCCGGAACGAAAATCTTGACGACCGCAGCGGCGAGGCCTGCCCAGCCTGGGTCGCCCGTCACGAAATAGCAGACGGAGCCGGCGAGGATGCCAAGGCCGACGACCGTGCTGGGCTGAAGCGGCCACCGGAATACTATCTTCTCAAGCATATTTCGGTTACCCAATCAATTCATCTCATTAACTTCAAACCAGGTGGTAACGACGTCATTGGCTGCGCTGGCCGTGTAGGACGAGCCGGTCAAGGCAATGACAATAGCGCCCGACTCCACCGTTGTCGGAAGACCGGCAAGCCGATCCCGCCATCAACGCCGCCTAGGATCGCGGTACCTTGTGCGTACTGCGCGTTAGTCTCGGTAGCCCCCTATTTGAAGACGTTGGCCGTCAGCTGCCAACCAACGTTGTGGTTCGGGATCGTTCCGCTGACCCAGGCATCGGGATCTGCGATCACGCTGCCGCCAGTAACCGCTCCTGCGGATATGCTGGCATTGAACCACAGCTTGATGCGCTTGTCGTTCGTTGTGGCTCCAGTGTTGCCCCGGGCGGTGATGCAGAGTCCTCGGCCAGGAACATCAAAGCTCCATGCCGGAAGAGTACAAGTCGGCAGCACGTCGTCGGTGGGATCTGCGTCATTGCAGGCCAGCGAGTTGCCGATCCGGCGATGCAGATTGCCGTCGCTCAGAATAGTACCGAGTCCGCTGCCAAATATGTCAGCATATCAGACGGCGTGACACCAACCCCATCAGGCCGTCGAGTACCCAGATCGCGGCACCGGTCGCTGCCGAAAGGCTGGTCCAGGCGCGGCTGACGGTGGTATTGAACCAACGCAAGCCGACCGAATAATCCTGGGTGTAATTATCGGACCCGCTTGGATCAGTCGCCGCAGAAAGATTGTCATAGGCGGGAGCAAGGTGCAGCCGTTGCGGATCAGATCGACCACATCGCAGCGGCCGCCGCAGCGATAACGCCCTTCGCGTCCGCCGTGTAGGGGTCGCCCGATGTCTGATACCGCGCATAAGCGGCAGGTGCGAACAGCTTTGTCGTCATACCGAGTTTTCCTGAGTGTCACGGGCCCGGGGGCGTGCACAGGACCGTAGAGTTGAGCTTGAGCACGCGGCCGTCGCTTAGCCAGCCGAGGCTTCGAGAATATAGGTGCCGCCAGCCGCCGTGATCGGCATGCCACCGATCGAGGCAACCGAGAAGAAACCGGTACGCGTCTGCATCGACCCATCGGTCGGGGTGCGCAACTGGATTGCTGTTTGAGTCGAAACCGACAATACCCGAGACTGCGGTACGGGGTCCGTGGCAGTCTGAAACGGCGCTAGCGCACAGCTCCAATTCGTCGAAACCATTGTCGCTGAACCCATATCCGAGGTAAAATCGAAGGCGAAGTTGTCGATTTCACCGACTCCGATCGGATCAAACGGCGTTGCCAAGCGCATAGACGAGATTCCTGATTGGTTTCTAAGCCGGCGGCTACGACTAAAATCTACGAAAACGCTCTAGGTTGCCGGGCAAGGCCGGCAAGCCCTTCGGCGAGAAGAACGACGAGCCGAGTAGCACCTTTGTATCAAGAACGACACTGTTGTGCGCAGCAACACCAACAGGGTCAAGCCGCCGACGGCGTCGCAGGGTGCGTTTGGTTCTTGCGTCGCACTGCGAAGCGCCGCTCAGTTTCGATAACTGAGGCCAAAGCGTGCGTTGGTGCAGTTTCGACCGCGTTGGCTGCGGGATTCAGTGCCACCCAGCACTCAGCTCCCTGCGCTCAATAGCCTCATCGTCTGCAAATCGTTGCGTAGGTCGAGGTACCTTGTTCGTTGCTGGTCTTGGTCGCGCTCTAATTTCATAGCCGTTTGAGAAGGCGCAAGCGGCCGGGTGTGCCGGGGATGCGTCGTTTACCCGGAGAGGTAAGCAGACGCTCTAGCGACACTCGCACTGGGGCCGGCAGCGCTGCCCACTCGATCGACAAGGCCCCATCAGCAACAACTTTATTAGCCTGTCCCAGCCATTCGACAAGAACCGCGACACCGTGGAGTTCGAGCGTGAGCCATTCGAGACCCATGCTGTTATCTCCACTCTGTCGAGCCAGAGATTCAAGGGCTGCAGGCGTTGTGACTTTGACGCCAACCGCAGACCCAGAGGCGGACAATCCGCCGAATACGCCTGTCTGGCGTGCGGCGACGTAGGATGAAGTTGACGGTCGGCGTCGGCTTCAGAAGCCGTCGAACACGCCTGTCCGCCGTGCGGCGGCGAAAGATATTTGACATTCATGCTCAGCCGCCCGGGGTGCCTACCACATGTGCATCAGGCGCCGACCACCGCCGGCGGTGCCGGACCCCACGCTCGCCAGGATCGACAGGATAACCTGCTGTGCGTTGGTCGAGATCTGGTGCTGATTGGCGATAAAATCTATCATACCGTCGTAATTGGCCGGCATAACCTTTGGCTTAAGGCGCTTGACCGCAGCTTGGTAGTTTCTCATGAGTGCCAGATAATTTGGGTCGTAAACTTTTTCGTAATAGGTACGCTGTGACCCGGTCAGCACATCCGCCGCACTGGTCGAGAACATGCGAATCACGGCCGTCACTGGGTTCGGCAAGATCTCGAATAGCAACCCCTGTAGGATCTTATACGTCGTCGTGTTTTCCGGTACAGTACCCCAGTCTCGGCTGGCAGCGACAATATCTGTGCCGTAGCCCACAGTAGCGACGATCTGCCGCAACTGATTCGCACCGATGCCGCTCTTGGTCCAAATGATCTGGCCGGCGGAGACCAGGGCGCCGTCGCCTGATTGCAGTGTCAACAACGCCGGCGTCGTACCGCTGTGACTAGCTGAACCAGCCTGCGCGGTGCGGACCGTCGCGTCGGTTGTCACCCCACTCGCGGGCAGCACGCAGCTATGGGCAGCGAGTGCCACGTCACCAACCGCAGGGGTACCACCAGGGTCGTCCAATGGTCCGTTCGCACTCGCCCCTGACAATGCGGCGCAGAGCAACCGCTCGAGCGATTGTGACCCGGTCACCCAGCTCTGTCCGTTCAAGGTCAGCGTCTGGCTTTGAACGGCACCGGTCGAGTCGCGTCCGGAATAGGCGATCGTCGTCGCGGTATCACCCGATGAGCTCGAGATGACATCGACACTGCCCGCCGGGGTGATGTCATAAAACGCGACACGACGACTGAAGTCGACCGCGCCTCCTATCGTGGCACCGTCGGTCTCGGGCATGTGGGCCGAGCCATAAACGACGATGTCGGATGGCAGCACGCTCATCAGAGTTTCCTGTATTCGTCGACAACAGGTTCGAGCAGTCGATCGGGCCAGCAGAAAGCAGGGAGGGCGATCGGGACGTACTCGCCGGAAAAGAAGGGCTGCGGTTATTCGCTGGGGGTAGTTGCACCGGTGTCCGTTTTTGGCACGACAGAGTCGCCCAGCAGGACCGGCCCTTGAGCGGTTAGAAACATCGGCGCGTCACCACCCTCGACCGGATCGAGGCCCAGGACGTCGCGCGCCTCGTTCAAAGTGAAGATGCCATCCTTGACATAGCTGGTAAGGATTACGGATTGGTCCCGGGGGTCCGTTGGCCGTACATCCGACCAAGCAAATTCGAGGTCGCTATGGCCCATTCGCTTCTGGATGACGCTATCGACCAGCCGCTTGACCCAGCCCATCAGCGGGGCCAAGCCCTCCTCGAGACCGGCTTCCTGCGTGGTCTGGGCCGTTGCCCGGTTGACCTGCGGGGTGAATGCTGTCGGTGGCAATGAGAACGCATAACAGACGATCCGTGCCAACCACTCGTCGAAATCATCCTTGTAGGGTGCTTCCTTGAAGGCCTGATACTTGGCGCCGCTAGGTCCCCATAGCAGCCGTGTGCGGCTGCCCGTATTCCCGGCCAGGATGGAATCGAACCATTCCTGGTACTGACGGATCTGCTCGGTGTTCCAACCGTCTGGCGCGTTCATCAAACCGGGCGGGACGTTCCCTTCAGTGAAATGCTGCAGTTGCATGATCTGCCGGCGCAGCCCGATGTTGACCGTCACGACGATCTGCTCGACAGGGCCGAACCCATAAGCCTTGTGCGGGCGACGGTTGCGCGGCAGGTAGATCAGCTCGTCGTCGCTTAGAAGGCGCCACGGCCGGCCGTGGATCACCTGCTCATATGCGGGCGCCGGCGGCCGAGGCCGACGTCCGGTGTCGTCAACCAGCACCTTGATCGTCGACCCGTCGACGACATCGAGGCCGATGATATCGCCGCCGCGGTTGCGGCGTATCTCGAAGGCCGGCGCATCG